ATTCGATTGGTCTTGTAAAATACATCATTATCAAAACTTACCGTGTTCTTGAATTTGGCAGGTAGCGCCGATGTGAACATGTCTTTTTCGTTTTCCTCGGGCATTTCCCCTAAATGGAAGCCGTTTCTTGAAAATACGGCTAAGACTCTAGACGGTCTTACGTGCCATGTCGCACTGACTGGATAACCAAATTTATCGTTTACAGTTAACGTGAAATCGTAAGATTGCGAAAGCTCGTACATGCTTCCTAAATCAATAGTTTTTACATAATTCGGTTGCGTTGACGTTTCGTTTAAAGCAGTAGTCCATTGTGGGGAACCATTGCTTAAATACTCGACTTGTACTCTATATTCATTGATAGAGCGCCCATTTATCCTAACATCACTAACTGTTATACTCGTTTGAGCCTTAACATTCTTGTTAGTTCCATTTCCTGACCTCAAAGGAAGAAACACATTGATTTTAGGCGTCTTATAGTCGTGAATTTTAACACTTTTCGTTACTCTCGCAACACGCCCTCGGCTATCAGTGACCTCTCCTATAATATCAAACGTTCCTGCCTTATCAGGTCTAAAATAGCCCTCTTTGTAATAAGCGACACTAGAACCCATCCTGATTTTAAAAGTCGAAATTGTAGCCCCTAGAACGGCATTTGCGCCTATGATTTCAGCTTTGATGTGAGATACAGTCGTTAAATACTCGTTTTGAGGCATTAATCTTGCGACTTTATTATTAAATTCGCTTACCGTCATATTCTCGATGGTTGGAACAACGCTTTCAGGAACTTTAATTTTCGTATCTCGTACATATACATCATTCCCAATCTGCTTATCTCCTAGATACGTTCTTACACACACATCAATGACACCAGTATCACTATTGGGGATGTGAGTTGCTAAGTCAACGGACGGCACAAACATTTTTGCGTATGCTATCTTATCGCCTAAATCAAACCACCCTGAACCGTTGATACGATACCACGCTTGATGACGAAAATCAGGAACTTTTCTGTCTATTTGGATTTCGACAGGTTGCCCAAGTTCAGTAGCAATCACTTTTTTAATTTGACTTTCCCTTTCAATTTTAGTCAATGTGACTGTTCCGCTGAACCAATCGATATCGGCTAAACCTGCGACCTCTAACATTCTAGCCCAAACCGTGATAGATTTTTCGCCGTTATCGTCGTGTAAGATTTCTTTCGTACCTCTTCCGAGTTCCTCTTTATCTTTATTTCTCAAATCATGAGATACATATTGATTAAATACTACATCATCGCCAATTTGCACGCTCGCCTTACTTCCGTTGTTCAGGTCGTAAGTATATGCGCTTTCTCTCTGAATCCATAGAATCCACTCAATTGTACTTTTGTTGTTTAATTTGTCGATATTCGTTTCTTCTACTTGTAGAACAAGGGAAACGTAACCATTATATAAGAATTTTTTAAATTGCATTGTTTAGCTACCTCCCTAGTTCCATAGCGCTTGAACCTGAATAAGAAACGATTGTATACTCATCGCCAAATTTCTCAAAAGTATGATTTCCGATGTTGATTGATTGCCAAAACGCCCCTGATACGATAAACATTTTCTGACCGCTCATGTATGCGGTTAGTTTACCACCGTCCAAGAACTCTACACGGTCATTTTTAAGCACCATCTTCATGTTTGCGCCCTTTTTACCGATTTCTAAACCATCATCCGAGAAGTTGAAGAATGTGCCAAATGTACTAATGATGGCACTTGACTGTTCCAACGTTAACTCATAGGCTTTTTGTCGTTCGCCCAATTTTTCTATGGTCTTTTCTTGTTCTAGGATACGTTTATATGCTTTTTCTAAATCTCCAAAACGACCTGTTAAATCACGAGTGTATTTTTCCTCTTCTTTAACACTTTCTAACTCTTGAATGATTTTCGTTAACTTATCAGCGTATTCCCTGTTATTCAATTCCCATTCTTTTTTGAATTTATCAATATTATCAGCGTTATCAGATATTACAGGCTTCCATTCGCCGTTTGTGTATACTTTCAAGACTTCTTTTTGTCCTGAGGTATCCGTCCAAAAATCGCCTGATTGTGGATTTTTAGGGGCTGTATCGCCTTTGTATTTGTTTATAGTTAAATCCTTTAAGACAATACCTTTTGTTAGCTCTAATGCGCCATTTTTGTAAAATTCGCAAATGAATTCAGCTTGAACATTGATATCTTCTTTAGTGATTTCAATACGGTTGCTTGTACGATTTTCGGCGTTCCATTGTTCATCCTTTTCAGTCGGTTTTGCGCTTACTCGCTTCCACTTGAACGTGTATTCGCTTGTTGTATCAATATCGAAACGTGTAACTTTTGCTACAAGTGTAGTTCTTGCACTATCCGTATTACTGAAGACTGTTCCTTTTTCTGAATGGATATGAGCCACGGCAGGAACCTTACTAAAATCAAAAGTGGACTGTTTTAAGAATTTTTCAACAGTTCGCAACTGTTCATCAACGCTTATTCCTCTTTTTTCGATGTTTGAAACGATTACCCTACCCTCGCCATAAAATCCTTTAGATAACGAGCATTCGATTTCTGTAACCCTAGCTTTCAATTTAAGAGCGGGTTTAAAATCGTAATCAACGATAATGACCGTATCGCCCTTTCTTACTTCCTCAGGTAGTTCAGAAAAATCAATCTCATATTCCACCTCAGGATAAGCACGTTTCTTTAATTGTGCTAAAGTTTCCTGAAATAGCCTTTCTTTCGTTGTTGCTTCACTTTCATAGGTTGAAACGATATATCCGCCGTCCTTTGCAACATCCGCATGACGGCTCCAACGTGCGCCCTCTCTCAAATCGTGGATTGTATCGCCACCGACCCAATAACGACCGTCATTATACGAATATCCCTCTAGGGTAAGCCCCTCGGCACCGTGCCCACGTAAGGCGGTCGCAAGGTTTTGAATACTTGAGCGCTTTTTAATATTTGATATTTCTCTTCCGTATTCCAAGCGTATTTCTTTATCTTTCCCCATTTTTTCAACGATATTCACATATTTTTGAACTGGTTTACCGTTTTTCTCAATGATTTCATATTCAATCTCGGCGCCAAATCCTCTTGCAATTTGTCTAATACGTTTACTAGCCGTCTCGAATCCCTCAAATTTTAACTTTCTTTCACGTTGGAAAATCGTGTTTGAGATTGTAAGGAGCCATCCACTATCATACATATCTCTTTCAAGATAATGTCTAATATCATACGCTTTATCGGCTTCATAAGGCCAAACACTTTCCCCTATTAGGTCGATTCCTGCGTCAACGGCGGTTATATCCATTCTGCCGTTATCTTCATCAATATCCATTATCTCGAACCATAGCTTCCTATCATCGTGCGTTAAAACACGAATATAAAGCCCTAGAGCGATTTTTTCGGCTTCCTCGGTAGTTTTATCTATTGAGAACTTAAACGTCGAAATTCCCGTGTTTAAATCGTCGTGAAACACATCGTCATACGCTACCAATCCGCCATCACGGTTGAAACTAGCCTGAGCAACTATCTCATAACCTCTCGAATAAAATGTAATCAAATATACTCACTCCTTAACGTGCCAGTTACAACTTGATTGATACTATCAGGAAATGTTAAACCAACCTCTACTTTTCTGTTTGGATTGATAACAAGACCCCTGCCCTCACTTAAATAAATCCTTTTAGAATCCACGAAAGCCTTATTCGTTTTTGAATCATACGAAAACCGTTGCTCTACCTTGATTATCGGCACGGTATTAGTACTGTATCCAAATTGGGCGTAATTGTCTTTCGGTGCTGAAAATCCAATCATCATGTAATCTCTTTCCGCTACAAATTCAATTACGGGATAGCCTTTTGATGTACCTTGATTATCGAAAATCAATTTATTCCCATCCCTTACTGCCGTTGACTCTTGAACACTATAAGCGAAAGGATGAGGTGCTACAAGGCTGATTGTTCCGCTTGCAAATTGTTTACTATGTTTCTCAAACGTTGTATCGCCGTCTAAGATACATTCAAAATAGCGGTCAGGATAATCGCCAAAAACGACTTTAAAGACTTCATTTTTAGTAAGGATTTTCTTTATCAATTCCCATTTTGTATTCACTTCATCATAGATTGAATATTCAATCGTGATTGTACGATGAGTGTACTTCTTATTGATTAATTTTGAACCATCAATCGCACTATATTGTCTATATTCGGTGGAAATAGGGGCTAAACCGCCCCTATCCACGTTTGTAACTTTGATAATATTTCCGATTTCAGTTCCATCAATCTGAATGCTAAACATTTACTTTTCCCCCCTCGTAAATCTTTCTAACCTTTCTACACGTTTATTTTCGCTTCTAACAATAGGCGCAATGACCTTTGCTATCTCTCTTTCTCCAACCGTGACTGGTACCTCTACTGTGAAACCACCGTTCGCAATTTCCATTTGTAGATACTGATTACTTGAAAAGGCGTTCAAACCATTTTCAAAAACTCTTCTTCCTCGATTGATGAGGTTATCTGCTGAAAAATCAAAGTTTGCAATGCGTTCTTTCATTCGTTGAATAGGCTTGTCAACTGTATTTGAATATTTATCAATACCGACCGCAAGCCCCTCAGGAATGAATCTTCCGACCTCATCCCTCATGACCCTTGACGGCGAATGAATATCTAATGCACTTTTAATTTTTGAACGAATATTGCTTGCGATTGTTTCAGCCATTGCATAAACTTGACCTGCACCGTTCGACATACCGCTAGAAAGCCCGCTCATAGCGTATTGACCGCTTGAAACCATTGAACCGTAAATATCACGAATTTTGTTTGGTATTTCTTTAGCTTTCACTTGAACAACTGAGACTGTCTCATTCATTCCCGCTTCTGCTTTACCTTTTACGCCGTCCATAGCAGTTCCGACCTCTCCTGCACCACTATTGATACCGCCTGATAAGTCGGTTGTAATCTTTGTGCCTGCCTCAGTCATTGAGTTGCCTATTGCGGTATCAAAGGCTGTTTTTGTGTCAGTTGCTACCGTACTAACTGCCTCGGTAGGGGCTGTTGCATTTTCCGTGATACTTCCTGCGATGTCAGTAGTCATCTTTTTACCAATGCTACCAAAATCTGCCGACTCTACCGCAGACATCAAGGACGATTTGCTCGCTGTAATCATTCCCTCAATTTGTGGCGCTAATTCGCCTTCGGGAATGTTTAGAGATTGTAACAAGGCTTTTTTTGCTGTATCCCCTGCATTTTGGTAGGTAGTATTCAATTGTTGCAATTCTGCATCGGTTGAGCTTGCTAACGCTTGAATTTGTTGAGCGCTCTCAGGCCCTGCTTGGCGTAATTTCTCAATTAAACCTTGGTCGACGCCTCGTTGCATTAATACTTGAATATTATCGCCCATGACTCTTACAGCCTCGGTATTGGCTTGCATGTTCGCAATTACATCCTGAGTAGAGATAACCGCCTTTTGTTGAATACGGTCGAACATATTCGAGGCGCTGTCTTTCAACTCATTGTATTTTGAGTTCATTTGGTCTACCGCTTGTTGTTGATTTTGTGTCAACGACTGGTAAGTGATTACTTGTTCATTTGCACCGTTGCTTACGGCTGTTGCGATTTCTTGACTAGCGCTTACCATTTCTTGCTTTAAACTTTCTTGAGCTTGTTCTAACTCAGGCAATTTGCCTGAAAGTTTGTCGTATTCATCGCCTAACGGCTTTATGAGGTCGAACGCCTCTTTCATGGATAAGTTTTCATCATTTTGTATTTGAGTGATTTTCTCTTTCAATTCGAGCAATCTTGATTGTGCTTTTCCTGTTGTGTCATACGAATCTTGCAACGCCTTTTCCAAGTCGATAAGTTTTTGATTTCCTGAACCTGCGTTGATACGTTGCAAAATTTGGTCTTTGTTCATGCTTAACAGTTTAGTGTTTTTGTCGAATTTTAAGTTCAATCCGTCAACATTACCATTAAGAGTTTCAATGTGTTTTTTAAGCAGGACAGTTTCCGCAGCAGTTCTATTTTCCTTACCTGCAAGGGCGAAAATCTCGTCCGCAAGTTTTCTGTTACCGTCCGCACTAGCCTTGGAAACCTCAGTCAATTCTTTTTGTTTATCAATAACATCATCAATGCTTGTTATCATTGAATCCGTTGCTTTTTTAGATTCCTCTAGTCCTGCCTTATAGTTCTTACTTGCCTCGCTTTCACGATTTAACCATAAATACATAGCAGTCAAACCGCCAACGACTGTTGTTAGTGCAAGCGTCCAACCATTTGTCGCATTGATAACCGTATTAATAGTTCCTATTAGTCCACTAATCGCCGTGCCTAGAGCAGGAATCACACCGCCTGCCTGAATGATTTTAGTTGTAAGTCCTAAAATAATACCATTCAAGTTTACAGCGGTAAACCCAAATTTACCTAGGATATCAACAACTAAGTTAACACTCTTGAATGTTAAAATAGACGCCAAAAGCCCCGCAAAAGCTGGCTCTAAAGGTTGGATAAATCTATAAATTTCTCCAAACACACGCCCAATTTCTTTGAAAGTTGGTATACTACCTCTAATAATGCCGTTCATAGTATTAAAACTGCCGTTTATGAGGTTTTTAAGGCTGTCAATGTGTTGGTCGATGTTTTTACCCGTTACCGCCTTAGAAAGGTCGTCAAAGGCTTGTATCATGCTTGCAAGACCTTTTACACTAGAGTTTGCTAAGTTTTTCAACGATGTTCCGATACCTCGTGAACTTTCTTTTGCCAACTCTTCAAAACCGCCCACACCTTTGTTTAACTCAATAAGTTTCTTCCCAAATTGGTCGAAAGTGATTTTGCCCTCTTTAAGTGCATTATAGAATTGAGTTTTTGCGCTTTTACCAGTAAATCCAAACGCCTCTGCGGTTTTCGTCAACGCAATAGGCATTGTTTCTTGTAACGTTTTCCATGACTGCATGTCGGGTTTTCCACTAGATAACATTTGTTGAAATTGTAGTAAACCTCGGGCTGCATCCTCACTACTTGAACCACTAGCAAGAAAAGCATTGTTTAATGCAATTGTCAGTTTAGTTGCAAACTTAATATCTTTCGTAATCGTGGTAAACTGTTTCGCCGTTGATACTACTTCATCAAGTCGGGTCGGTAGCCCATCGATTCCGTCCGAAAGTTGTTTCGTACTTTTAGCAACCTCTTCCGTACTATATCCCATTAGTTTTAATACACGAGGATAACTGTTTAATGTGTCAAAACGTTTAATAGCTCCATCTAATGAGCTAGAAAGTATGCCGATTGCTTTTTCTGCAATTCTGACCGCACTAAAAGCTAGGAAAAAGTCTTTTACTTTACTTTTACCTTTGTCCGCTTCATCGCCTGTTTTTTTGAATTTGTCAGGCAATCCATTTGTATTATCAGGAATAGGCTTTTGTAACTCGTCATTTAGCCCTTTTACCTTTGTTTTGGTAGTGTCGGCTTCTTTACCCGTCTTTGCTAAATCGTCCTTTACATTATCTAAACCTTTGGATTTTGTCGGTTGCGAGACCTCTTCTTTTAAATCTTTTACTTTGGTTTTAGTCTTTGTTGATTTTTCAGTTACATCCGCTAATTCTTTTTTAAATTCGTCGAATCCTGCCCCTTTAGCAGGCTTGCTCAATTCAGATTTCAACTCTTTCAATTTTTTGTTCAGCTTATCCATATCCAAGCCATCAACGACGACTTTTATTTCTAATTTTCCATCAGACAAATATTATTCCTCCTTTCTTAATTTTAGTTTGTATTGCTCTTTCAATTTGCGCATTTTACGCTTATATTCCTTACTGTCGCCTTTTTGCGGTTCCCATTGTCTGATACTTCTTACTTGATATAGCAACGTATCCTCAGGCAAACCCTCTAAAAGTGCTATAAATTCATACCAATGCATTTTACCAAATTCTTCATACAAATTTATTCCGTATGTTTGACGAAATGCGCTATAAATCAAGGATGAATCTTGTTCAAAATCAAGTGTTTTCTCCTTGATTTCAATCGGTCGTATCATAGGATTGCCCAACAAGTCATATTCTATATCTTGTTCATTTTCAGGTTGGTTTATAACGTTGTATAAGACGTATTCAATGATTTCTATTTTTTTGCTATCTGAGCACTCTATTTCTAGAGCCTCCAACATTAAATCAATCTTTGTATCAACGTTTAACAACGGCTCTTGTTGTATTTCCTGAACGTCTAGCACCCTATCAAATGCAAGGTTTATAGAATACTTATCATTATCGAAAACAAACGTATTGGGCAAACGTTCGTTTAATTTCATATAGACTTCCTCTTTCTACTGTTTGTCAGCAAATTTTGCTTTAAATTCAAGCACTTTTTGTTCGCTTGCTTTTTCTTGTTCTTCTTTCAGTTGTTCCAATTTAACCTCAATGCAAGCCTGAACTTGAAGCCACGCCTCTGCTAAGGCTTGAATATCTGGAAAATCATTGTAAAGTTTGTCAAATGTTCCATCTCCAAAAATTAAATCATAGTTTAGTTTTGTGCCTTCTTTAGTCAATTCAATAGCACCATCAAAATTATCAAAGTCGACTTTATCGCCGTCAATAATAGATTTTTCCATGATTTCTTTATGGATTTCTTGTAAACGTTTATTTACTTCCTGCTCTAATTCAGCATATTCTTTTAATTTTTCAGCTCGTAAATCGAACCATAGTTCATGACCTCCAACGTTGATTGGGAATCCTGATTTTTTAATTTGAATATCAATACTCATATTATTTACCTCTTTCTTATTTTTATAAAAAAAGAGGGGCAACTAAGCCCCTCGCAAGTTATGATTATCTAACCTTTAACAAAAGGAGTTTCTTTAGCAATTTTGTTGTAAGTGATTGTGCAACCAAATTCTTCATCATCGCCTGCGTCTCCTCCACCGCTCTTAATATCTGATAATGTAGCAACCTCAGTTGTTACTGTTTTTTCTACCGAGTCAATGATACGGTGCCATACTTTTCGGTCATCGCCTGTCTTACGTTTTTTAGACGCAATCAAGTTCTGAGCAGGGTCGTCATAATCACGTAACCCCTCTACTTTCCACGCCTCAGAAATACCAACGACTTTCTTTTCTTTTGTTCCGTCGCCGTCATAAAAGGCTTTGTCGTCTGTTTCCTCATCAGTATCATCCGTAATACTTGAGATGTTTTTAGCTAAACGTAAAAATTTCTCGTCTGCTGGCGCTTGTGTGTGTTCTTTTGCCCAGTCTGCGATAAAGTGCTTACGTAAAGCGTTTTTCATAGTTGTTGACAATTAATTTTCCCCCTCTACAATCAAATTTACTGTAAATGTGAATCTGTAATAGATATAGTTATCCGTTCCCGCTTCCATGAAATAAGGGTCGCTACTTACACGAATATGTTTAAATTTGAAAGAATTATCCAAGCTATTCAACTCTTTTAAATTCTCTAATTTATTACATATTTTTGAAAGTGCGTTGAATCCTAAATCTCTATCATCTAGTCTCACTTTTACCTGTAACTCATAATTTAAGTCCTTGTTTTTTGAGCCGTCCATGTATTCCTGAATAGTCCTACCGCCCACAATAGAATAAAGAGAAATTGAATTCTCTTCACTGTTAAACTCGTTATATAGATTGATACCGACTTTTAAGCTATCGATATAATCTGCCAATCGTTCTTGTAAATCCATCGTTTAAAACCCCATTCCTTTGCATAAAACCCGTTTCCAACTGTCTAAATGCTTGGCTTTTGCCGTTACATCCCATTTTGCACCCGTGTTAGGCGTTGAAAATTTAACATTTTCCTCGTAATACCTGCGACGTGCATAAGGAGTATTCCAATAAATAGAATCGCCTGAATTGCTGATGTGGGCTGACCCTCTCAACGTCCCAACTTTCATCGGTACATATTGATTAGAGTCAGTCAGAATTTGCCCTGCCATAGCAATACGCCCTCTTTTTTGGTTCGCTTTGCCTAGCTTTCTTTCAATCGAACGTGTTTCAAGCTTAAAATCAATCTTCATTTATTAGTTCGACCTCGTAAGAAAATTTATTATCACTATACGGCTCGGCACAATCCGCTACTTTATATATTCTATATGTTTTTCCGTCGTAAGTGATTTTTGATTTTTCTTTAAGTCGTTTGAATGGTTTAGTTAACGTTCGATACATAAACATCACGGCTTTTATATCTTTATTTTCGGTGCTTGAGGTCTGATTGTAAGTGCTTGTTATATCAACACGCACAAACTCAATCTCAACCTCTTCAGCGTACTTTGGTTTGTGATTTCTATCCTGTTCAATGTACTCTGAATATTTAACTTTATGAACTAGTGTGGGCTTTAAGGACTTATAAATACTATTAATATTTTTCATACTACACGCCCCTATGCAACAATCCTGTTGCTGATAATGCGTCCATGAATCCTAAACATGCAATCGGTTTGGAAATATTCTTTCCTGAATTATTGTACTTACTTGAATTGTTTATCGTCGTTCTTCCAATCGTCAACGATTGAGGAACGTCGTTTATTTCTTCTAGTATTGTAATGTTGTTAAAAACGATATACCGCACTTGTTCCTTGATTGCGTCCTTTACGGATTCTTTCCTGAATCTGTTATCAGTTTCAAAATCATTGTTATAATAAAAACGTCTAGTATAAATGTTTACTAATTTTTCAGCCTGCAAAACATGACTTTTTACATCATTTGGAGTCATCGCCAATTCAGACGATAACTCCAACAATTCTTGTTCTGTTAAGTATTTCATACTTTCAACCTCCTAATTTAAGAGGTTTACTCGTCAACCTCTTCAAATTCCGTCGCCTTTTCAGTTTCTTCAACTGGTTCAGCGGTTTCCTCTGTTCCTACTGCTTCTGCCGTTTCTTCTTCATCAACGTCAGTTCGTTTGAATCCTGAATTTAAGAATGCTGAGGCAACAATTTCATTATCTGTTGTATATTTCACACCGTCTTTTTCAAATTCCATGATTAAAACTCCTTTTATTTTGTTTTGTGTACATAAATTGCACCTTTTTTGTTGTTAAGTACGAAAGCATCGTAACGGATACGACCCTCTGCCAAGAATCCACTAATTCCCGGTGCGTCCTCATGGACTTTATACGTTTCAAGTTTGATTGGAGCAACTGTTGCTGATGGATGAGCAATGAAGAATGCTACATTTTCAGGAATTTCTGATTTTGCCAACACAATTACTGGCAAACCGTCAATTGTTCCGACTTGACCATTTAAGAGAATCTTTTGCCCTAAATCTGAAGCTTTAATGAATGAATCATCTTGCTTGATTAGTTTGAAGAATTCGCTTGATACATATAAAACACGTCCTGAACGAGGTGCTTTTGCGTCATGTAATTTCAATTGTCCATCTAATACTGAACTATAAGCATTCTTGTTAGTGACTGATGCGGTAGCAACGTGGTCAGCTTCTGCGCCTGCTACAATTTTAGCATAACGGTATAAGTCAACCTCAGGAATTACACGTTCACGGATTTGACGTGCCAACGCTTCCCCAACAGCCATTTGACCATCGTTATCATCGATACTCATACGGTCGATAACAAACGTAAATGAACGGTCTTTTGTAACCGTCATTTCTTGTAATTCGTTTTCTAAGTCTGTTGGCGTTCCGTAACGTGATGTGCCTGTTGTTTGGTAGTCGTTTAACGGTACAGTGTTAACTGACATCACTTTAATTGTTTGCGCGCCCACAAATTCATAATCGTTGTTTACGATTGGTGTTGATAAAGAATCGTTGTAAAAACGTTCATCGACTTTTTTCGCAAACTTTGTTGTATAGTTTCTTGCCATGTTTATTTATTCCTCGTTTCTGTTTTAGATTTTGTCAAATCCTGCAAACAAGGCACTATCTTCACTTGGCGTCTCTTTGTTTGGATTTCCCTGCGCAAATTGAGGCGTTTTTGCTGACTCGGTACCGTTAAATAAATAGTCCGCACTTTGTTTTAATTCCTCAATCTGTTCATTCAACCCCTCAAACTCGCCTTTGTCGTTCTTTTTGATAGTATCCATGTTTAGCAGTGCTTTAACCGCTTTTAAGTTTTTAGCATTCGATTGAGTAAGGTTTAAATCAATGAAATTATTCAAAGCGTCCGTCTCTCTTTGAGCCGTCAAATCCTGAATAGTTTTCTCGTATTCAGATAATTTCTTTTGAACATCCTCATTGTTAACACTCTTTGCTTTTAAATCTTCAACAAGAGCATTTGAAGCCTTTAACTCTTCCTCATACTGTTTGTTTTTTGCTTTGGCTTTCTGATAACGTTCGTCAAGTTTTTCTTCACTAGCAATATATAGTTTGTGTTCCGCCATTCCGCTTGTGATTGCCTCGATTGTCGCTTCATCCAAGCCTTTTTCCTTCAAATATTCTTTGAAAGTCATGTTTTTTCCTCCTCTACGCTTTTATACGAGGTTGCCTCTCATAAGTGATTTTTGATTTCATTTTACGCCTAAAATCAACGGCTGTATTTTTATGGTCGAGGTATTAACCTCTCTTTATTATAATCTCGTTTTAACTCGTATTTGTCAATGAAATCCCGCATTCTTTCCTGTTGCTTTCTAAGCAGTTTCTTGTATCTGTTCACATTATCACTGCCCAATTTTTCCGCAATCTGAATCTTGCCCTTTGTTTTCCTAATTCTGCGTGCTAGGATGTTTCGTTGTTGCTCAATCGCTTCATTCCGTTGTGCCTCTTGCGGGTCGTACTGAATCTGATTGTTTACGTTTATTTCAGGGTCAAACGGGAACCATTGATGTTTACAATTTATCCCTCTATGACCTGCGGGAGTTCCGTATCCGTATTCATAAGCGCTTGGATAACCGCTTGTATTCTCTCCGATAGGTCGTATATCAATGACCTTACCTTGGCAATAAGAACACGCTTCACGGCTTCTTGGATGTGAAGATACTAATACAGTGTATAGCTCTTCTTGTTCCATTCTAGCCGTTCTAACATCGTTGTACGTGTTCTGCATTGCTGACCTAGTGACCGCCTCTGCATATCTTTCAACGCTCCAATTTCGCCCTGCACTATCCCAAAACTCGGACGGCAAACCTTTCTCATAGACTTCCATTACGGCTTTTTCTATTGCGCTTTGAAGTGTCATTTCGCCTGTTACAACGTTTCTACTTGCTCGCCCTAGAATATCATCATAAGCCTTTCGTATGGCGTTATTGCTGATATTTTTATCAAGTAGTGTCTTTTCAATCTTATCATGAAAATCTTTTAACGCTTCATCACGGATTTTCTCAACTGACTTATTCGCCAATTCAAAATCAGGCTTACTAAAATATTTTGCGTTGTCTTTCTCAACATCATTACTAGCTTCTAGAATCTCATTGCTCAACGTATCTTTTTTATCTAGAAGCTCATTTCTGATTTTCTTTGCTTCTTGATGTACGAACAAGTGTTTGCTCGCTTCTGCTTCAACTCTCCAATTCATAAAACTGGTTTCATCGGCAGGCTTCAATGTCTCGGCAATATCCTCAAAGACTGATACTGTAATGTCGCTGTAATCGTTTCTTATACGCTTTGTGCGCTTTTCTAGCTTATCAAGTACATTCATTCAATTTCTCCAAATTCTTCCTCAGTCGCCTTTTTTTCGGCGTATTCGCTACTTGAAACGTATTCCTCGTTGGCAATCTCTTCAATCATGGCAGTTGCTTGCTCGTCTGATAAGTTAAACAAGCGTTTGATTGCTTCTTTACGGCTCATCAACTTATTAAACGTCGCTTTTGACAAGAATTCTAATTCAGAATTTTTATCGTTAAACACACCGTCGTCAAAATCTACTGAAACATCATTTTTGGTTGGTAGTTCGCCTTTAAATAGTCCGCTTGCTTTTGCCAATTCAAAGACTGATACTGTTAACTCTTTGATGAATTCCTCTACTTCTGAAACATGACTGTTTCTTGTGCGGTAAGTATCTGATTTCTCACTTACTACCTCGGTTGCGGTCTTCATAGATTTTCCGTCAAACGTAAATGTGCCACTTGCCAATCCTGTTTGCATTTCTAGCGTTGATAGGAACTTATTGATAGCTTCAATGTATTCAGTCGTTCTTAAACTGCTTGTTATATCCTGTTTCGTCATATCATCCATTCCAGTAGGCAATCCAACGAATACATCGGTTTCATCGTCAAAATACGTGATATAAGTTCCGTCTTTTAATTGTCTACCTCGTAAGAAGTGGTCTGATACAACGAACTTACGTTTGCCTTGTCTGATTTCCCATCTAAAGGCGTCGTATGTTTCATCAATCTGTTGTAATGTTGGTTTTGCGTTATCAATTACAGATAAACCTAAAGGGCTTCTTGGATTGATGTTATTAAATCCGTAAGGCTTCACATAAGCGAATAAAGGACGTGATAAGCCCTTGATTGTGATTACTTCTTGTAAATCCTTGTACGGCTCATAATCAGATAATGGAATTCGCTTCCCTATCTCTTCTTGTTTCTCGCTCCAGTATAGCTCGTGAGTGATTGTGTAATCTCCATTTTTCTGCCACTCATGGAATTCTAATAACGTGTAGTAGTGAGTCTTACGCCCTACCGCTTCAGTAGCCACGCTTGAAATAACACACTCGCTTACGTTGTTTGTATTCGCTTGTAATGGCACGAATGTATCAGCCAAGCACCAACTAAACTCAATCTTGTTGCCGTCTAAGTACGGACGTACTGCAAGCCCTCCAGTTGCAAACATTACCTCTAGATATTTTGCAAAGTTCTTCTTGAAATGATTATCTTCAAATACTTTCTGAATGAACTTATCTTGCTCACTATCCTGCTTTCCTACCGTTATGGCACACTGCTCATTGAATACTACACTTGCAATATAGCCTGATACTACTTTTGCCATGTTTAACGAAATAAAAGGACGTTTAACACGTCTGCCGTTACTATTGAGGTATTCAATCGGCTTATGAATCCCGTTGTAAATCTTAAAGTTTTCTGAAATCCTTTCAATCTCTTTTGAATCTACTCCCACCCGTGGATGGTCTGTTATGTTTTTAATCGTTTGCCCAAATGCGATGTCTTTCAAATAACCGCCTCCCTTCTTGAATAAATGTACTAATCTTGTTAACCATTGCATGTATACACCTCCTTAGTATGCTAGCCTTAAATCTCTCAAGTTATCCATCACGAAATATTGAAAAGCGTCACACGTATGGTCGTTTTCTTTTACGACTTGAGGGTCGTCATTCATTATGCTTTTTTCCTCCCAAGCATAAGTCTTATGTTCCTCGATGAAATACTTGTTATTGTTTTCCGTATCAAGATAATAGAATCTACCTTGAGCCAATAACGTTTGAACATATTCAGTCATAACGACCTTTTTCTTTTTCGCAACGGGATGTAAATTGATTCCGTAATCTTCAAAATACTGGTTTCGTATAGCACCCTCGGCACTATCTATTGTTCTGTTACGAACATCCGTTCGCTTGTAGCCGTTCTGCATTACCGTTTCAAAGTCATACATATCCTTTGATAACTGACTAGGAGCTTTCTTTCTCACTTTCCCTTTTGGCGAATAGTAGTAAGTATCAATCAGATAAACCCTCGGCAGGTCTTCCCCTAACTTATGCGTTAAAGTTAAGCATAAACTAGCGGTCGCACTCTGTTGATGTCCTGTATCCGTTGCAAAGTACATGTATAGCACTCGTTCATCATCAGGAATCTTTTTGACTTTCTTCATCAATTCGATGTTATAGACGTTAGTTCCAAGCCCAACGGGTTCGCCTAGATACAAATATCTGTAATAGTCATAATCATTCTGTTTGATACGCTCAATCTCATCAAGAATCTGTTTAGTTACGAATCCTAGTGAATCATCTAAGTAACTACTTGAATGCACAAAATAGTTTTCGTCTTTCCTTACTTCATCCGTCCAAGCGTTTATCCAATTATATGGATTTCTAGGCGGGTTGTAAGTCCAATAGAACTGTACTTGTTCATATTCAGGGTGCTTTTGTCGCATAAATGTAATGTTAGTCTGGTCGAATTCTTCAGCGTTCTTAAACTCACTTGCTTCTTCATACCACACCGCTATTATTGAGCCGACATCGTTTGATTTCAGTTTTTGGAAGTCGTCCTGACCGTAAAAGTGAAATGCGCTCTTTGTTTTTTGATGAATAATTTTATAAGGGCTTTTACGATAATCAAATTTCTTACCTAAACCAAATTTATTAATCGCCCAAATGATTTTGTTGTAAACAGAATCGGCAATAGTGTTTGCTACCTTACGAATAACGACGATTTCAACACGTTTTCCTGCCCTGATAGCCTCTATCATCTTAAAGACTAACAAAAGCGAAATAACGGACGATTTGAACGAGTTACGCCCACCTTTTAAAACGTTATAGGGCTTCTTACTAGTCCACACATCGTAAAAGGTTGGATTGATGTTCTTACTCTCTTGGAATGTCGGCAATGATGATGATTTCTTCATCTTCCGCACCTCCCAATTCTTCAATCTGTTTATTTTTCAGTTTAAGAGCCTTGATACGTTCTTTCTGTTCTGCTATATCATGCTTATCTTTCTCGGTTGTTGATAGCTTGATGACGTTCTCCACCGCTCGTTGATTTCCTTTAACTGCTTGTTGGAAAGTGGCGAAGGCGAGTAACATTTCATTAGTAGCCTCAACACCTAAAGCCTCAAGTTGTTCTTTTGATTTCTCGCTCGATACATCCATTGCTAATAGAGTTTGCATTGCTTGTTTAAGGTTCGCTTTCTTCCTTTTTGCCTTTGCACTAGCATATCCCCCTTTTCGTCCGTTCTCCCTCGCTGTTTCCACGGTAAACGGCTTCAAGTTTTCTCTGCCGTTGCTCAACCTACCACCTCCTTTACTGTTGAGATTTTAAATCATTCTTTTTCCGTATCCTCTAGCTTATCTAGTAATGCTATTGGACCGAATTCACTTTTGATTTCTTTAGGATTTCCTTTAAAGAACACTAATACATTTTGATGAGTTCTGATAACTTTACGCCCACTATTCATTTGTTTTCTAGCTCTCAATGCTCCTGAGCCTGTAACGTTTACTAGAATGATGTCGTTGTAGAATAGCGCACCAATTTCTTTGAACGCTTGTTTCGTGATACCTGTCAAATCTCTATAATAGCCTCTCTTATCTCGTACATCACTAATCACTACTATTGCGAATCTATTATCCTTTAGTTTGTTTGCGAACTTTTTAAGGATAGTTGTATACGCCTCGCAAAAGTCTTCATAGGTCATGTTTGAAATATCGTTCTCATCATCGCTATAAACTTCTAAATCGAAATAAGGCGGACAAGTAAATAATAAATCTGCACTTTCATCTTCAATGTGTTCATCAACGTTTAATGAATTATCACATATCCAATTGATTTTATCGGTATCTGTTCCAATTTCTTTAGCGTTGGTATAGTTTGCGTCAATCTGTTCCTTACGTAAGTCAATACCTGTATATGTGAATCCTAGCCTTTCAGCAACAATACCTCTTACCCCCCCCACCTGCAAACGGGTCAATAATTTTTGCGTTTTCGTGTGGGGTAAACCATTTATAGCAGATTTCACATAATGTTGGGTCGAAAATACTCGTTCCACCTAGTCCGCTACTTTGTAACTGTTTGGCGAATGTGAGGTCTTCCGCTCTTCCTAGTTCTGATTTTATTCCTAACTCAATCCATTGCTTTTTACGGTCTTGCCAATGACCTTGCCTTGTATCGAAAATAGTTTGAGGCATGATAATAAAATCATCAATAATTGAGCCTGCATAGTCGTTTTCTTTGATTTTATCTTTTAGGCTTTCTACCTCTTCATCAATCGTGAATCCGAAATCACTCATATCAATATCAATGATGTTATCTAGCTCTAACTGTAACAAGTCCAAGTCAAAATCCGTATTCATGGTTAACTTATTGTGAGCTAGAATGTACGCCCGTTTTTGTTCCTCGTCTAAATGAGATAACCTGATACAGTCAACCTCTGTTTCGCCCATTTCTTGCAAGGCGTATAATCTGCCGTGCCCCTCAATGATTGTATTGTTTTCATCAACGGCAATAGGGTCATTGAATCCAAATTGTTTAATACTATTCACAATCTGTTCAATCTGCCATTCAGGATGTTCTTTTGCGTTATATTTATATTCCAGTAAATCGTTTATCTTGAGCCTTTCAATCTCCATATTTTCCTCCTTAAAATAAAAAAGAGACGCTATTGCGCCTCAATATGTATGCACCTCGAACCGTAACAAGTGCTTATTTTGTTTTTCTGTTTCTGCGCATTGAAACATATCGGATTATGTATTTACTTTTTAAAAAACCTCAGTGGTGGAGCATACCACTGAGGAAAAATGTTTAGGAGTCCAACGAAAATGACAAATAGGTTGGAAGGTCGCCTCGTAAGGCTATCACTTATAGAGGAATCGAACCTCTAGCGACAATTAAATCATACGATAAAACCTGCTCGCTCTCCAAGTAAGTGAGGAGTAAGGCAGATTTGCGGTCTGCCTATATAAAAAAGAAGAATGCAAACACATCACGTTTACATTCTTACTATACCTCATTTTTGCTTTTAAAAAAACTTTTTACACGCTTTTTTTGTGATTGTCATTATAGTATAAAAAAACTTTACAAGAATAATTTTTTGATTTCACAACCAAACAATTCGATTGCTTCATCACAATCTGAACGATTTTTAAAATAACCAAACTGATTAAATAAATTGCTCGCTCCTAGCTCTAATGATTTCAATTTATATTTTTCATCATTAGTATCCCAACTGTAACCTATTAAATACTTTTGAGCGTTGCATTTTTCTCCAAAATCAGGCTTCCATCCATCGTTACATTTATCTCTGAACATTTTGAATCTATGCACCAAATTCCGTCTTTTTGCTTCCAATTCCGCCTCTTCTTTAGTAAGGAATACATTGCCTTGACCAAATCTATTTATGTGTAAGTTCACATCATCATACACTTGTTCGGTTACACCGCCGAACGCTGTCAATAAATAATATCTTTGAAACCTTTCAATCGGATATCCTGTACGTTCTAACACTTCAATTTGTTTATCTAATTTCGCACGTTTCCTTTTTAGTTCCTCTAGCGTTTCCATCGTTTAACCCCCGATTTCAGGATTGATTGCCTCAAACATAAAATCATAGTATTCTTTTGTTTCGTTTTTAGTGAACTCTCCATCGATAAGAGTGATGTATCGTTCAAATTCCATCCCTCGTTCACTAGCATAGATATTAAAATCAATGTTGTATTTTTCACTCAATTTCTCGAATAGATTTTCTTCAACATCCCATGCTTGCTTAAATTCAAGAGTTACATACGTTTCTTTTTCGTTTGAATCAGAATAGACATAAATTTCAATTTCGTTTTGTTCGATAAAGCAACGAGTACTATTGTTTAAATACAAGTATTCTTTTTTATCATCTTCTAATTTATACGAGTACACATATCCGTCATACTCCATCTTAATATTTTCGCTTTTTGGGCTTTCAAAAAGTCCTACATATTGCATTTTTAAAATTTCATTTTCTAAGAATGAAATAACATCCTCTTTCTTTCCACGTACTTTAATAACTCCTTTACACCAGTTTGGCATTTTCATCTTCCTTTCTATTTTTCATTTGTTTTATTGTTTTCAATACTGCGTGTGTCATTTCATGATTACACATTTTTCTGTAACTTTCATCGGCTTGTTGTTTTTCAATCTTGCAACGCCATTGAATAATAGGGTCATTTAAATCGTATTTATTTTCCATAATTTAACCATTTATACAAGTCATCAGAAAATAGGTCTAAGGCTTTTTTGCATTCTTTCTCATATTTAAAATATCCAAAAATATTGAAAATATCGCAATTTGTTTGAGTGGCGAAAAAATACATACCATTGCTTGTAATTGTGTATTTTTCTTCATCGTCGTTGCCCCAATCAGGGACCCAATCGCCATAGCATTCGCGTCTGAATTGTCCAACTTTTGAAACTACAACACGTCTCAATAGTTCTTTTTCTGCTTCTTCTTTCGTATTGAACGTGTTGCCCAAATTAAACCTATTTAAGTCACTTGAATCAGTATACCAATTTGTGTCTTTTATGTTCCCCTCACTATCGATAAACCAATATTTTTTTGATTTTTGAAAAGGTATAGTTTTTTCAAAGTCATCTTGAGCCTTTTTAAGTTGTTTCTCTAGTCTTTCGTAACGGTTTTTTGTTTCAATATATTCTTGAAATTTGCTCATTTTCATCTACTCCTTATGATTTTCAATAATTTTTTTGACCTCTTTTTTGATTTTAAAATATTGATGTGGGATGTAAAATAACAGCCCGACTACTAACAATAATGTGAATACCGATGTAATACCTATCATGATAAATAACGGCATTAGTACGATTTTCCACGCCAATTCAAAGCCTAGCAATTTTGCACTCATTAATAAAGTTGTTAAACTAATCGCTACAATCCACATAATTTTTGAAATAACACCAATCGCAAATTTTAAATTACTTTCTTTTTTCATCTTATTTTCTCCTTTTATTCTTCATGGTCATAAACATAATAAATTATAAGCCCTAAATTGAGTGATAATGTTATCAAAAATGGTAGAGATACAAAACGCCACGAAAACTCAAATCCTAAAATTTTGGCGCTTGCTAGTATACCACTTAAACAAAATCCGATTACCAACGCTCTTAAACTTTTTTCCATGATGTTTTCTCCATTGCTTTATTTAATTTTTTAAGTGCCAATTCTTCCGCACTTCGTATATATATTTTTCTAAATTCTTTTTCTGAATATTCATCGCCTTCCAAAAGCTTTGCAAACTCTCTTGACGGCGATTTTATCCCAAAAAGATATTCAAACCAGTATTTAATCCTGATTTTCAATCTCGTTGTTTGCTTGAGGGCTAAGTGCGTTTTTCCCGTTCTCATTTTTATTATCTCCTTTGATTTTGGCTAGATTTTTTTTGATAACGGCTTAATTTCAAGCCCTTTTTAAGCCACTCGTTTAAATCAAATCTATTTTCTCCGTGAATAGCCAAGTGCGTTTTTTCATCCCTCATAAGACTTTTTTACCTCGTCTATTACCAATTCAGCTTGTTTAAACATTTCTTGCAACTCGTGAATCCGTTGCTCTTTTTGTTCATCGTATTTCTTTAAAAGTTCATTGATACGCTCTTTACTAACATTTTCAGTCCAAGTTTCAGTTTTATGTCCGACCGTTTTCATGAAATGTGATACACCGCTTTTAACGTTTATTAGTCCGTATGTGTCCGTTGTTAAAACAAACAAGCTTCCATCCGCCGACCTATACACTCTCTCAGTAGTGGTATCGCTCATGAATTCGCACCTCTCCTTTTTTTGAAAGTTCTTTCTTTACTTTTTTCACAATTTCTTCAAATTTTCCAACAACAACAACGCTCTTTGAAACAATCAATTTCTGTTCAGGGGAGAAGTAGTCAGCAACTTGCGCGTAATAATCTACCACCAATTTGTCAGTATCTTTCCATCCTGCTATTTCAATGATATTTTCACAATCAATGTATAACGTTTTGCCTTTTTGTGTTTTGAATTTCATAAAATACCTCGATTTTAGTTGTATAATTCTAAAATTCTATCGCCAAAAATCTCAACTGCTCGGTCGCAATCGTATTTGTTTTCAAAAATCCCAAATTCTGAAAAATTGCGTAAAGTCCAATTTACACAAGCTTGTAATTCTCCATCTTTCATTCCGATGAAATACTTGCCTTCATTGCTCATTTTCCAAGAAGGTTTCCAATCGCCATTACATTCATTTCTGAACTCTTCAATTTCTTTTTTCAAAATGCGTTTTTTAACTTCTTTTTCAGCATCTCTAAACGACGTAAATACATTCCCTTGTTTATTCATGTCGTTTAACACAGTTGATGAGTCATAATTTTCAGGAATTTCTCCAATTTCTCCAAATGTGTTGACATACCACCTTGCATTTTTTAGTTTTTTAATATTTGTGGTTACTTCTTCAATCTCTTTATCTATTACAATTTTTCTATCTTTTAAGGCTTGTAGTTGCGTTTCTAAACGTTCGATTTTATCCATTTTCAGCACTCCTTTATTTTATCGTTTTAAACAATGTCAGTGTAGGCACTAAGAACTGCCATGAGGCTAAAATCAGCACTACTAATATTGCCGATATTCTACACGCCCAAACCGCTATTTTAAATCTTTTTTCATATTCATCCGTTGCTAATACAATTAATAGCGATGAAATAAATATGACAAACCAAATAACAAGATTCGCAATAATCATGTTATTTAAAAATATCTCGTTTTGTAATATAGGCACGAGCTTTTCAGCTTCATGGATTGTGATTTTCAACAATTCAGCAATCCGCCTAGCAACTAGATAATTCATTCATTTTCGCCCTTTCTTTGACCTTTTTCGCAATCCATTCACGCCTTTTAGTGATATACATTCTCAAACCCTCGTGCCCTAATTTCACTAATTCTTGGCACACATTAATTGTAATTCTTTCGTATACACTATCTGCTTTTCCGTTTAACAATTTGTAAAATGTTGACTCTGATATTTTTAGCATTTTTTGTAAAGGCTCGTATCCATAATTTTTAATTTCTTCCCTGATAGCGTCTGCCAACGCTTGCTCACTACGATAATATTCAACATCCTTAACTTGGATTTCTTTATGGATTTCAATTATTTCAAAATCCATTTTGTATTTTTTAGCAATTTTAAGCGCCTCTTCTTTGGTTTCAAACGGTTTAGCCTTAAAATCGAATTTTGTTAAAACTGCCGTGTTTTCAGGATGATTTTTGTCTAAATATCCCATTTGATTTTTATAGCTTTTTTCAGCCTCAAAATACATATTTCCAAATTTCACAATATATTCATTCATACTTTTTTAACCACGCCTCAATCACATCCAATGTACTTTCATTTACTTTTTTATTTTTCAAAAATGTTGAAAGAGTCGTTATGGATACGCCAATTTCAACCGCAAATTCCATTCTCTTTGTATCTGAACGCTTATCCATAACTTTTAATACTCTCTCGCTCAATTTCAAGTGTCTAGTCAAGGAGTAGTTATCTCCTTGCTTGCGCCCTTTTATCGTTTTCACGGTAGCAGGAATTACTTTTGCCCTCACATCATAGTTTGGAATAACTATACATTTTTTCTTCTTGTGATAAACGTATCTCTCGTTATCTTTTTCGACAATGTACGTATTTTCAAGCTTTTTAACGATTTTAAAAAGGCACGCACCAACGGTTATCGTCTTCAAGATTTCCTAACTCCTCGTGTAATTTATAAACACTTTGAACGTAATTAACAGCGTTTTCATAGAATTTTCCTGATGTTTCACTATCTTTATACGCTTTTTCGATAAGTTCCTCGCCTGTTCCTCTGAAACATCCTACAACGTATGTTTTGTTTGAATGTGTATATGTGAATGTTCTTCCGCTAGTCCAATTGTTTTTTAGGGTTAAATAGTCTAGTTCTCTTTTAATGATGGCGTTGCCAACGATTTTTGCATTTTCAACCTCAGAACCGTCTGCGATAACCGCAACATCGTATACTTTACTATTAAGCACTTTCGCACCGTCGACGATAGCGAAATCTGTAATTGATGAATCTGAAATTGACGAGTCTCCCTTAATTACAGTGTTGCCATATACCTCTGAAAAACCTCTGATACGTGAATCCCCTAAAACTTTAGCGTTACCACGAATGATTGATTGGTCGCAAATATAAGCGTGCTCTGATATGTGAGCATGACCTTTGACAGTAGCCCTGTAACCAACAACCGCACCATCGTCAATAATAGCGTGCTCAAACACGTTTGCTGTACTGTGAACCTCTGAATCTCCTCGAACAATTGCGTCTCCGTATATTTTAGCCTCATCACGAATAGTTGCGTCTTCTGAAACGACTGCGTCTTGCCAAACGCAAGCCTCATCATGCACCCAACAATTACCGCTTTGTGATAAATTACACTCCCATTGAATGTAGCCTCCTTTATCGCCTTTTCTAACGTTATAAAAGTCTTTTAAAGCTTCAATCCTGTAAAGTGTGTCGCCGTGAGGACTTCTTCTTGTTTCGTTTTTCAATAACTTATATTTCTTTTGCATTTCTTTTTTCTCCTTTGCTTTTTCAGCTTCTTTAAATCTGAAATTCGTCGTAAACATTAAATTGCCGTTTGGAAGTTCTTCCATAGTCGGCGGATAGCTCTCTATAACAACGTTTATAGGCGCATATCCTAACTTTTCTGCAAGCTTCTTATAGGCGTTTTCTCGTTGTTCAAAAAGTGCGTCATGTACGCTTTTGCTCAAAACGCTAAAATCATTATTTATTTCAATTTGACCGCTTTTAAAATCAGGAATCGGGATTTTATCCCCGATATCAATATTTATTGATTTGTCAAATTTCTTTTTGTCTATTTTAGAATGGTAAGTCATCGTCTTCCACCTTGAACACATCGCCATCAGACGTAAAAGGGTCGTTTTTTGCGAAATTTCCCGTCAAATTTTGATTTTTATTAAAGTTTTGAGTATTTATATTACCGTTTCTTAAAACGCCGTCAGAGTCAGTTTTTCGGCTTTCTAGTAAATCAAAGTTTTCAACGAGTACCTCAGTCACGTATACACGTTGACCTTGTCCGTTTTCATAGTTTCGTGTTTGGATTGAACCACTCACGCCAATTTGTGAACCTTTTTGTGTGTAGTTTGCTAGATTTTCCGCGCCTTTTTTCCAAATTACGCAATTGATGAAGTCCGTCTCACGTTCGCCATTTTGGTTTTTAAACCGGCGCGTAACCGCTAGCGTGAATGAGCCGTACGCAACTCCTGATTGCGTATATCTTAAATCTACTGGTCGTGTTAGACGTCCTATTAGTTGAGTGCTATTCATGATTATTAATCCCTTTCAAAATTTGTTCTTTTTTCTCGTTCAAAATCGCTTGATATTCAGCCTCTCGCAATGATTTCAACTTGCGAATTCGCTTCATAACTTCTCTGTATTCCGCTTCTAAAGGTTTGATATACATTGCCATTTCTTGACGATTTCTCGCTAGAAAATAGCCCTTATATCGTCCTTTTCATGTTGCAACGATTGGAACTCCTTTACGACACATATCATGAATTGTCTTTGCAATCCGTCGCCTGCTAGTTCTAAAATCGTATGCTAGACTCTTACTAGAAACAGCGTTCTCTACGCCAAACATCAATTTTTCAAATAAAATTTGTTCAAATACGCTTAAACGCTCCACGCTGTAACCTCCACCCTTGGATAATTTGAGTATCTTTTGCCAACTGACAAATCACAAATCTGTTTGTCGTCTATGAAAAGAATTCCGTTCAATCCGTCCAAAATAGCTTTTACATAATTGTCAACATCAGGCTTTACGGTTGGCAAAATCTTTCCCATTTCCGCAAGTCGTCGCTTTTCTTTGCTGAAACTCTTTGGGATAGACTTGTAAACCATGATTTTAATGTTTAGTGCCGTTGTAATGCACGGAACATTGTTATCAATAGCAGTCGTTTTAACGATATTCTCGTATGCTCTCGTTTTTGGCGTGGTATATATATGCCCATACTTTGAGAATCGTGGGCGTGCTTTTGGTACACATTCGCCGTGAATTGTAAAATCAATTCTGTTGTTCGTCATTAGTCTTTTTCTTCCCTCCTCGTATGATTTCACGTTTTTTTCTCAAAAATTCCTCTTTGTCTTTTGTAGTTAACAAATTGGCAATTCTATTTACTAAGTTTATATATTTTTCTTTGTTTTTAGCGTAAAACAAACGTTCTTGGTCCTCCATCTAAAAATCCACCTCTTCAACGTTATCTAATTCCTCAAGAATTTTCTTCTCATCATCCGTTAACTCTTTAGCTTTATTATCATAGATTTTCACATTTTCTACATATCCGCCACGATTTCCTTTTTGAAATTGGTGTCGGTTAGATTCCGCTTGCGCTTTTTCTAGCGTATCAATGCCTTTATTTGCCCACGATTGCAGTATAGCCTGTGCATATCTAAATTTCAAAACGTTTTCCTCGACTGATATTTCAAGCGCTCGTTTTACGAGTTCAGGATTCAGGTCGTTACACCACATCATTAACGACTGTTGAATAAAAGCACTAGTCATTCCGAAGTGATTTTCATAAAAAGCAAAAACATCAGATATTTTTTGAGCCTCTGTTGTTGGAGGAGGTTCGTCTGCTAAATTTTTAGTTTCGTCCGTTTCGGACACAACAGTTTCTTTTAATTTAATTTCTTTTTCTTTCTTTTCTTTTCTTTTCTTTTCTTTTGCGTATTCTTGTTGACAGAAACTATCGTTTTCGTGAGTTTCTGTTGACATAAACTCGGTTTCTGTTGACATAAACTCGGTTTCTGTTGACATAAACTCCTCTTTTTGAGGGGTTATGAGGTCATAAACCGGATTGATTTTTGAACGAACACGTCGTCCACTTGCTAAAATATATCTGTTTTGAATTCCGATAGATGATAAAATTTTGTGATTTTCATATAGATTTTTATCAAAAAATTCTACATCAACCATTTTTTGAATAACATTTTTTACGTATTCTTCTTCAAGCTTTAACTCGTCTGAAATGATAAAAATAAAATCGTCATCACATTGTGCATAATAGCCGTTATCCCTATATATATTTATAAATAAATTCAAGGCAACGGCTACCGCCGAGGCACCGTAACTGCGGACAACTTTTTTTGTTTTTAAGTCATTCAAAAAGTTAACGTCTAATGGGAAATAATCAAGCCCCATTTTCGGCGGTCTTGCCATTGTTTCTTCCTCACTCTCTACATGTCACGCTTAAATAGATTTTCATAAAACGAGCTAACTTCCTTTTTTCGCTCTTCAACGAATTTGCTTTGAATTTCTTGTACGTTGTATTCCGTTCCGTCAAATCCTTTTACTTTGATTTCAATTTCAACGAATACTGGCACGATTTCATCGCCACCTTGAGAAAGAAATTCCGCAAGTTTTTCGGTAAATAATACATTATCTTTATTAATGTTTCCGTCATTGTCATACACGTCAACTGGCGTTGAACATAGTAAACTGTCAATGAAATTTGCGTTAAATCCTAGTTGATTATCAAATTTCGCTTCTCTTAAGAACTCTCCTCTCTCTGTACTCATTACGTATAAACCCTTCTCTTTCATACGTTGTTCCTCCTTTGGTTTGTTTTATTTTTTGTAACCTTTCTTGATTACACACATAGTATATCATGTACGTTATATGTTGTCAACACTTTTATGGAACTTTTTTTAAAATATTTTTATATCCCAAATTCTTTGACCTGTTCAGGCGTTAATTTGATTGGAATTATCTTATATTTCTCGCAAAATGCAGTCAATCCGATTGTATGTTGCTCTATATGATAATCACGCCTTAAACACATAAACCGATGTTTTGAATGGTCTATCTTTCTTCTATTTCTTCCCATTCCAACGGGCTCAAAATGTGCCACATCGCCCTTATCGCCACTAATAAAGCAACGGCGATATTTGAGATACAAGAAAAGCATTCTTGTATGTTCGCTTCCGACGAAATACTGCTGATGTCTAAATGGCACTTCATGTTGAAAGCACCATTCTATGATGTATTCGATGAATTGACCTGCATCGTATATGCTTATTTGATTATACGCTAGACTGAATGTTTCCCATTCTGTCATTACGTTTGTGCAAAATTCGCCTTTCATGAAATCTTTGACAATCTCTAAGGGATAGCCAGTATATTCAGATATATCATTTAACAATCCATAAATATATCCTCGTTGGTCTGAGGTTATCCCTCTTGGGTCTAGTATGGTTATATTTGCCCGATATAAGCCATCTACGGTGTTTTTATAGTACGGTGGTAGTTTTATATCACTTTCTGCGTCAAACGTTAAAATGCCCCCTTTTTTTGATTTTAGGGTCGCGCTAAACTCCATAACGTCTTACGCCTTCAAGTTTAATGTTATTTTGAGATAAGTACTCTTTTAATGCGTCTTTTTCTTCCTCACTTAACCACAACTCAATTTGCCACAATACTTTTCGTTCCGCCGTGTTTTCTGTCCACATCCCTGCGCTCGTTGTTGGTGCTAGATTTGGCACAATTTCGCTTTCAATTTCGCTTCTAGCCTCTTTCATTTGATTTTGTAGGGCTTCTTGGGCTTTACGTCGTTCTTCCTCTTTTTGAACTCGTTTCGCTTCTCGTTCCTCAGCCTCATCAATCAATTTAAGAATATCATTCAAATCTCGTTGACCAATTAAAACTGCATACGGCTCTACTGGTTGACCTGCTTTTTTACAATATTTTTCGATGGTTTCTCGTTCTTCTTCACGTTTTTTGAACTCTTCTTCTAATCTGATAATTTCTTTCTCAACTGTATCAAAAATAGATTTTTTGGTTTGTTTACGAGTGAATGCTTTTGCGTCCAACATATCAAACGTTACATCAAAGCTTGCTAAACGTTCATGCTCCTCAATAGCTTCTTCAATCCATTTCTTATAAACCTCTTTGATTTTCTTATCAATGTTTTCTTCCGCTCTAGTCATGATTCGTTTTAAATCCAAGCGAGCATTTTGGACCTCTTCAATTTGCTTGTTAAAATCAGCAAATTTTAGCTCAATAGCCTCTTTCATATTTTTAAATTCTTTTTTGGTAGCTTTTGCGCCGTCTACTGAACTTTCGTCAGTCGTTACGACTAAAACCTCATCAATATTATCCGCATAAGCCTGAAACGTATCTTTATAAAGCTGAAGATTGGGGATTTCAAAATCCCCTGCTAAATTCTGTTTAATTTCAAAATTATTAGTGATTTTCGCAATATCTGTTACCATTCGTCATCGACTCCATTCGTTTGTGTATTGGTTTGTTCTTGTTGTTGTTTTTCAATATCGCTTTTCTTTTTAAAGTAGATTTTTTTAAGTTCGCCGATTAATTTATTTGGTGCGACTTCTAAAATCTGTTTAACTTTGTAAGTTTCGCAAATGTAATCAACTACTACTTTTCTTTCAACGCCCATAGATTCTAATTTTTCAAGATATTTTGAAACTAATAAAATTAGTTCTTTTGAGCCGTCATCCTCTTTGTTTTGTTCATTTTTATTATTATTCTCGTTATCCGAGTCTTTGTTATCATCAATCGCATATAAGCCGTTTAAAGCGTATTTCCGTGCGTATGATGATGTAGCCCCTGTTATTTGGCTTTCGTCCATCCCTTTACGATTTTCAGGCTCTCTTGCTAGGGCTTGTACACTTATACTGTCCGTTCCATCCGTTACAGTCGCAACCGCTACAACATAGATTCTTCCTGCGACCTCTTTAACCTCATCGCTGATTGTCAACGTTAAACCATTTTCAAAATTTAAAGGTTTAACGGCTTCTAGGATATCCTCGGCACTTCTATAATTAAAATTTCCAAACTTGTTATATTGTCCTTTTGGTGCCTTCAACTTATGTTGGACATTCAATAATCTTTCATGCAATTTTAATTCAGTCATTTCTACTCTCCTGCCGTAAATTTGTTGTAATTTTCTCTTACGAACTCCTCAACATCATCTACAAGTACATAATTGCCATCAATATCAAAATATTCATCGCCTTCATAAATTTCATGCCCTTTCCAATCTGTACCAAAAATCACTGGCTCATCCTCTTCTAAATATCTATTGTGCATTTGTTCAAAATCCATTATTTGTTTGCTCCTTTCTTTTTTAACCTTGTGGATATACGTATGTGTTATTTTTCCAAGCTTCAACCTCATTGAATTGTTGTTCTTGAGCACCACAAGAGCACCACATAAAAAATACGCCTGTAATGAAGATAAACGCTACAAAACCTAAAAATTTAAAGTATTGTTTCAAGAACTCTTTTCGCATGATGTTCTTTTTACGTTTTCTTTCTTTTTGGCGCTCTCGTTCAATTTCAATTCTTGTCATTTTCGTTTCCTCCTTTCTACACATATAATATATCACGTATGTTATACGTTGTCAATAGTTTTGATAAATTATTTTTTATTTTTTTCTTTTTTTAATTCGCCTGCGTAATCAGTCAAACGACTTGCAATTTTAACCGATAAATTTTCCATTTTTCGTGTATTATTGATTAGTCCTGATAAAATACTTTGATGTACTTTCGCCTCTTTTGAAATGCGATATTGAGTCGCATTATTCAATAGCCATTCAATATCCTTTGTATTTACTTTCATTTATTCATTTCCCCCTTTCTCAAGTTCTTCAAGTTTTTTCAATCGACTTAATGCCATCGTTGAGTATTTGTTGCAAAAAAGTAAAAATCCTTTGCAAGCCGTATCTTGTTTTTGCGACCTTTCAAAGAGGTTTCTGGTCGATTCAACCTCGTTTTTTAGTTGTTCGATTTTCGATAAAATTTCAACGGCTTGCATATATGTTTTTGTTCCACGTTTTCCTGAAACGATTCTTAAAAGAATACTGTTCCCCTCGTCATATATATAATTTAAGTTATTTTCGACTGTTTGCAATGTCTTTAGTATTTCGTTCATTTCTTTCCCTCACTCTCGCACGTAATATAGTCAAGTTTGCACTCGCTTCTAACAAATTTATCTCTTGATTCCACATAAGCTTTAAATACGATGGAGCATTCACTCCATCGCCGAAAGCCTCTTTTGCTTTTTCGTATCTTTCAAAGAGATGTATAATTTTTAAAACGCTCTCTTGAATGGTTTGCATGTAATTTAACCCCTCGCCCCATTCTCGCGTATCATCCGAATGCTTCCCGATATATCCGTATACTTCCGAACTCTCTTTTGCAATGATTTTGACGTTTTTAATCAGCAACATCATTTTATGTTTATATTTAATCATTGTTGCCCCTTCTTACCAGTGCCACATAAATGAACGTCTAACTTTATCGCCGTCCTCGTCAATGTCATATCCGTTGTAATATTCTTCTTGTTTTTTAGCTAGTTTTACAAGATTGTCAAAGTTTCCCATGTCGCTTTCATTGATGTCTTCATATTCGCCAAATTCTGCTGAATGGTCGCCCCATTCTTTAATTTGATAAAATTGACGGTTGAAAGATACGATATAGCTATCGTCTTTAAATGATGTGCCCCATACTTGCCAATGTTTGATAAATACAACTCTTTTTGCGTCTACAATGATTGCAAAGCCAAATTTTGTTGGAATTACATGATTAGGTGCGATTTTAATTACAACGTTGTTTCCATCCTCTGATACGTGAGAACCTGTTAACTCAACGTATTTATTTGAACATTTTAAGAATTGTTCAGGTTTGAAACCTTTGAATGTGTAGTCTCTGTCAAAATCTCCAAATTTTAAAGTTCCGTCTTTTTTGCTCCATCTTGAATGTTTCATTTTCGTTTGCTCCTTTATATCTCTTATTTACATTATTATTATATCACGCTTGTTATATGTTGTCAATAGTTTTATAGGCTTTTTTCAATATTTTTTTCTAATTGTTCAAAACACGCCTCTGAATAGATTTTTTTAAGTGTTCTAATGTCGTCTCTTGCGAAAATTAGTGCGTCTCTTGAATATGATTGTCTTGAATTTAAACCCGTTTCTTTCGCTCTTTTAAAGCGGTAAACTGTATCTTTAACAATTTGTGATGTAATCATTATTTCGTCATCGTTGGCGCTAGATTTGAGGATTTCTCCTCCTAGCGCCTTGATGATTGCCGTGCTTTTTTCTAATTCTTCAAAGTATGTCATTCTTTCTCCTCCTAGTTATACGATTCAATGATTTCTAGTAGTCGTTGGTTGTGATGTCTAACGTATTGTACGTTAATTCTAGCTGATTCTTCTCTTCTATCCTCTGTTCTTCCCTCAGTCATTTTTACTTTTTCATCAACTAGTTCTGCTAGTTTTTTGATGTCTCTCATATCGCTAAACTCTAGTTCGTCCTCAGGTATAATGATAACCGCTTGAGTTACTAATTCTTTTGTTCTTTGTGCCTCTGCTTGTAGTTTTTCATAGTTTGTCATGTTAATTGCTCCTTTTGTGTTTTTATTTATCTCTCACTTACAATTACATTATATCATGTACGTTATATATTGTCAACACTTTTTTATAACTTTTTTCGATTTTTTTAAAAAATAATGACAGTCGTTTGACTGCCATTACTGTACTATTTTTTTGAGTTTTTAATGCTTTCTTTGTAGAACATTTTCAAATTATCTACATCGACCCTAATAAAATGTAACGCTCTATACATTTCTTCTACCGCAACAGTTGTTGCAATATCACTCTGATTAAGAATTGAACTTTTAATTCGCAATTCTAATACATTTATTTTTGCATTATTCGCTTTCACTCGACCATAGATTTTTACTGTCTCCCCTATTAAATAATTATTTTTTAATGTGTCTATTGATGTTTTTTCGGCGGTTTCTGTCAATCCTCTTGCTTCTTTAACAATTTCGTCTATACATTCAATTACGTTTTTGATTTCTTCTAGTTTCATTTTCTATTCCTCATAAAACATTATTCAGATATTTTTATATCTTTTTGTTTGCTGATAATGGTTTGGTTGTTTTTTACTCTTTCGCCGATTATATCTATTTGCTCTTTTGTAAATGTATAAGATGTTCCGATACCTATTGATGAACTATCTTTAAATAAAGATACAAACCAACATCCCTCGATGTTGACTAAAACAAACACTTCAAATTGTTTGCGTTTGTAAAAATGGTCATACTCTGATTCTTTCAAAATAACTCTCATAAATTTCAATCCGTCAAAATCTTCTTCCCTTATAATATCTGGTTTTGAATGTCTTATATTTAACAATTCTTTATTTATTGGGTTTTCTGAATCTAAATTAGTGTATTCAAGAGGGAGATTTTTAAAATCCCCCATAAATATTTCTTTCGCCACTTTCTTGCTGACTTCTACTCTCATTTTTAACCCTCGTTTCTTTCTTTTTCTAATTCGTCAATATGCTTTTTCATTTCGTTGTATCGCTTTGTTTGAATCTTTCCTAGTGATTTTAGTTTAGAGTATTTATATAGTGTATCTCTGTATCTTACTAATGTACTTAAAATGAAAATCCCGTAATTTCGTTTGTAATACCAAAATAATTTGTTCGCTTTTTCTGAATAAATTTCTGCCTCTTTCATTGTTACTCCTCCTCACGGTTATAAATATAATTAATTTCGTCCACTGTTTCATCGGTAAATGTGAAACGTGTTCCTACTCCCATGTAGCTGTTGCAGTATTGTTTGCCGTTAATATACCATTTATTATTGTGCGAACTTTTTGCCATGATGAATGCACTAAAAATGTGTTCGCCTCTTTCAAAATTATCTATCTTTTTGACGATGATTTCCATTTTTCGCAATCTGTTAAAATCGCCTCTTTTGATGTGTTCCGACCTGCTGTAATTTTTTTGCAACTCTTCTTTTCTAATCATAAATGCTAATTTACTGTTGACTAATATCAATGGTAAACTTTCAAACTCACCATTGAAAACCTTTCTTGCTGTTTTACTATCAATTTTGAAACCTGTTGCAATCATCTTCTTTTTTCCTCCTTAATTAAAAACCGCTTGTTGCATTAATAATAACATTTCATCACTTGTATTGATTGCGAATTTATTTAACCCCTCAATGCAAATCTCTTTATTTTCTCTAATATATCTCTCACGCTCCATTTGATAGTACTCAATAACCAATTTATGGTCTTTTACGATTCTTTTTGACTTATCGTTTCCTTTCGTTTGTAATAACTCTATTGTTTTTTGGTTTAGTGTTAGTCTTTCTGTTGTTGTCATTTTCATTCTCTCCTTTGTGTTATCTCTTACTTACAAATACAGTATATCATGTATGTTATACATTGTCAATAGTTTTGTTGAAAAAATTTTTAAAAAATAAAAAAGAGTCTGACTAAATAGTCAAACTCTCTATGATGATGCGTCTATTTAACTGTAATCAACCCATCAGGCTCAATCGTGAACGCTTCTTTGTCCGCCATTTCGCCATTTGGTTTGAGGTAGTACCATCCTTTGCCACTCTTGATATATTGGTCGACTTTCATATCGCCGTTACTTGGGTCGCAATAGAACCAATGGTCTTTGTATTTAACCCACCCCGTTTGCATTTCGCCTGATAAGTTGAAATAGTACCATTTACCATCGATTTCAGCCCAACGTGCACGAATTGAAGCGCCTCGTGCGTCGTGGTAGTAGTAGAATGTGCCGTCGTTATACCATTGATTAGTTAGGCAATACCCATTTTTATCGAATTGGAACCACTCGTTGCCAATCATTTCGGCTTTATCAGCAGGATAGCTACCATCCTTGCGACGGTACCACCAGCCTTTTTCGTCTTTAACCCAACCATCGGACTTTTGAACCTCTGCGTCAATCATTTCTTGTACTGTATTACCTAATGACATGTAATGTTTGATTTTACGAATAATGAAATCTCTCACGCTATCGTTAGAGTTTCCGTGCAATTCAAGCGTTCGTTTAGGGCAACTTGTAGGCGTGAATTCGTTGTGTAGCTTGATTGAATTATAATCAGGCTCAACGCCGTAAAATTTCATATCCTCTGCCATTTGACGTAAGCACATTTCTTCATTTTCTCTAAAATCAACATCATTTGCTGATAATTGTTGGCAAACTTCGTAACCGATTGAGTTCATATTTCCTTCAGGGTCTGCCGTTGACCATGAGCCGTTATAAGTGTTTTCAACACGTACAATAGTGTTACGGTCGATGTAATAATGTGCAAAGCCCAGGTAAGCTTGTCCGTTGTCATATCGTGATTGTAGCCAACCAATGTACTGTTTAGCACTCATACTTCCTGCGTCATTATGCAAGATGAAATATTTTGGTGCTTCTGTTGGTCGTTTCCCTGCAATTCCTTGGAAAATATCACGTTCAATAATTTCTACCATACTTTTTACCTCTTTCTTTTTTCAAAATTTGAGGGGCGTTTGCCCCTCTATCGTTACTTTTTAAGTGAGTTATAGCCATTTACAACACTTTCAATAAGTGTCTTTTTAGCTTCGTCCGTAAGTGTGAACCCTTGTTTCGCAAGTTCTTGTGTTAACAATTCATCCGCTTTTGCGAATTTTTCAGTAGATGAAAGAGCTACATTGTTGGCGATTTGCTCAACCGCTCCTACAACTGTTTTTGCGATTGATTGAATCAACTCAAAATCCTTTGCATTAGTTTTTGCTTTTAACTCATCCGTTTTAGCGTCGATGAACTTTTTTAGCCATTGAAAGGCAAAGCCAATCATTGCGACTAAAATTGTTAGTAAGCTATTTAAAATAGCCGTTTGAATTTGTTCCATATTTCTTTAATTCCTTTCCTTTGTTTGATTGGTAAACGTACGATAACCTCATGTAAATCTTTAATTTCTCCATTCCCCCCCAAGTTGGTGTAACTTTCGTACAATTTACCGATTTCTCTCAACTTTGACGGCGTAATATAACCGTCTCGGATTGCTTGTTCCATGTCTTCCTGCAATCTATATCTTTGTGTCCGTTGAATCCCTGAACGGTTATCAAGTCCGATTTCTTTAACCTGAATTACCTCGCATTGGACTTTGTTAACACGGTCATTAATATCTTTTAATTGCCCCAATATTCGTTCGGCGTTTTCCTTGTTTTCTGCCGTGATTTTAGCCGTTACGATACTAACGATTCCGCCGATAACCGCAATTAAAACTGCGTCTGATAAAAATGAATTCAACGCTCCATAACCTCGATTGCGATTTCTAATTTTTTCAATTCCTCACGTTTATCAAAAATCACTTGCTCGGCAGTTGCAATATTTTCTTTTACGACGTTTAAATCAGACTCCAAATTTGCTTTTGATTTCTTAATATTGTTTAAATCGTCATTTTTCTTTGCAATTTCTTCAGATAATTGCTGATGTTTTTGTTTCACTTGTTCGATTTCCATAATTTATACCTCTCTTTTTAGATTTTGAATGATACGCCGTCGAATCCGACCCAATTGCCTTTTACGTAACGAACTCGAATATCTCCATTTTTTTGTACGATAAATGAAGCATTGTCATAAGAGCCGTTAATAGCAATCAAGTACTGGTTCACTTTTGGTCTGTATTTTGGTGGCAACGTAAATATTTTTGAATCATAAGCCGTTGCGCCTTCTTTCATGTTCCCTCGTAAGTATACCACATCGCCAACTTTTGAAAAATAGATTTCGCCGTAATCGGCATCATGTTTCCATCCGCTCTCTAAAACTGGACGTTTCCAATCAGTGTCAGGGTCAATTATATATTTCCATTCACTCCAATTATTACTTGTATACGTTCTATACATGTAACAATTATGCGCTAGATATTCCTGAATGATGAATGTAACGCCTAAACCTGTATTGTTGTGAGTAACTCTTAATACTGAGCCGTTAAAATTTCTATAGTCTGGAGGCGTGTTTTTGCTAGCCTGAACTAATGAATATAAACCCGTTTTTGTTACTAAATTCAAATCATTGTTAGGCAAAGGAAGAGCCGAGCCGTTATTTGCCGTAAGCCCATATAACTGTATTCGATTGGTCTTGTAAAATACATCATTATCAAAACTTACCGTGTTCTTGAATT